GCAAGCGCGGCCTCAACTTTCTGCAAAAGGATAAAACAAGATGGGTAGGACAAAAAAACAGGGAATTCCCTCAGTCGTCATGACTCGCGTGGGGGATCTCACCCCTTACGCAAGGAATTCCCGAACTCACTCAGACGAGCAAGTTGCGCAGATCGCTGCGTCGATCAAAGAGTTTGGTTGGACTAACCCGATCCTGATCGACGGCGAGAAAGGAATCATTGCTGGCCACGGCAGGCTGAAGGCTGCGATGCGGTTAGGCCTCGAGGAAATCCCGGCAATAGAACTGTCGCATTTAACCGAGATTCAAAAGAAGGCTCTTATCATTGCCGACAACAAGTTGGCCTTGAATGCCGGATGGGATACAGAGCTTCTCAGTCTGGAGCTCGAGGAGTTGGAGCTTGAGGGATTAGACTTAAGTCTTACAGGCTTTGGCGAAGAGGAAATAAACGCACTTAAACCAGAGGTTGTAAACGAAGGATTGACCGACGAGGATGCTGTCCCTGAGCCTCCACCGGAGCCTATTACAAAACCCGGAGACATCTGGATACTAGGCAAGCACCGATTGATGTGCGGCGATAGTACGAGCGTGGATGCGGTTGAGAAATTGATTGACGGGACAGAAATTGATTTCCTTTTTACCAGTCCTCCATATAACGCAGGAGATTCTGAGAAGCTGTCTGGGAATACTCATACAACAGACAATAAATATGCCACTTATCAAGACAATAAAACGCAAGACGATTATTTGGCATTTCTTAGATCTTTTACGAATGCGTGGATGTGGGTTTCAAAATGTTTGGCTATAAACATTCAACAGTTAGCGGGAAATAAGATCGCTTTCTTAGAATATCTGCATTCCTATAAAAATAATTTGATTGACATAGCCATTTGGGACAAAAAACACGGAGCCCCGCAAATGGCTAAAAATGTAATGTCTAATAGGTTTGAATATATTATTTTTTTATCGCAATGTGAAAACCCGTCTAGGGCGATACCGACTGCAAATTTTCAAGGAACGGTGCAAAATATTTATGATGGGTCTCCTAACAGAAACAATGAATTTTCAAATGTTCACGCGGCAACCTTTCCGGTTGATTTTCCTGAGTGGGCGATAAATAGTTTTACGAAACCAAAGTCAATTGTCGGCGATTGTTTTGGAGGTACTGGCACGACGCTTATTGCCTGCGAGAAAACAGGTCGGTCTTGTCGAATGATGGAACTAGACCCAAAATACTGCGATGTCATCGTCAAGCGATGGGAAGAATTCACCGGACAGAAAGCGAGGCTAGAAAATGCAGCGAAAATATCCACCTGAAGTTCATTTAGTACACGGCACAAAGGGAGAGAACACGGGCATCCCGCTGCCGGAGAAAGTAAAGATCAGAGTTCCGTTTGCCGAGTGGGCAGACAACCCGGCTTTATTTAACCGCGAGAGGTTTGTAAAAGAGACCGCCGACTATCTATTTGATGTCTACGGCATTGGCTCGGATCAGGACAGACACACTCTCATGATGCTTGCCGACCAGCTTCAGCTTTACATCGACGCAAGGAAAGAGCAGGCAAAGCATCCTTTAGTGGTTAAGACTAACGGCGGAAAGACTCACGCTCCGAATCCTTACATCAGTCTTGCAAACAAGGCGATGGAGAACTCCATCAAGCTGATGAACGAAATGGGACTGACTCCGCGCTCTCGATTGGCGGCAAACAAACTTGAGGACGGCTCTAAGATGGGCGAATTCTTAGCAGGGCCTAAGTTCGGCACATGAGAATAGAAGATGGTATTGCTTACGCTGTCGGCATCGTAAAAGGCGAGATCGACGCTTGTCGAAATGTTCGCCTAGCCTGCCAGCGGTTCTTAAATCACATAGAAAACAAAGAATGGGAATGGGTCTTTGATCCTAGCCCGGTCAATCACTTTCTACAGTTTGCGGGTCTATGCAGGCATGTAAAGGGACAGTGGGCGGGATACTCTGTAAGCCTTGAGCCTTTTCAGATCCTTATTGCCTGCGCGATCTACGGCTTTAGACACAAGAAAGACCGACGTAAACGGATGGTGCAGGATGTCATTGTTTACATCCCTAGAAAGGCTGGTAAATCGACGCTGACGGCTCTTATTGCCCTTTATGAGTTAGCCTTTGGGGAAGCAGGCGCAGAGGTCTACACGCTCGCTACAAACCGCGATCAAGCCTCAATCGTGTTTACTACGGCTAAGGGCTTTGTTGAAACGTTGCCGCAGGAGATCTCGAGGCTCTTTATTCTCGGCAAGTTCACGATTGTGAAAAACGGCGACAGCCAGAGCATGATGAAAGCTCTCTCCAGAGACACTAAAAAGACCGGAGACGGGCTCAACCCTTCGTGCGCGATTATTGACGAGGCGAGCCAGATCGTAGACAGGAATGCGATTGAGGTCTTGCATTCGGGGATGGTATCTCGACTTAATCCTCTTAGGCTATACATAACCACCGCTTCTTTTACTCGCGACACAAAGTTTTTCGAGGACTTTCAGGTGATGGAGCACATCCTTCATCAGGATGTTCCAGATAACCCGCGATGGTTTGGCCTTCTTTACTCGCTTGATGCTGGTGATGATTGGAGAGACGAAAAGGTATGGGCTAAGGCTAACCCGATGCACAATATCTCGGTCTCACACGATGCAATCGTTGCGCGATGCGAAGAAGCAAAGATTAAGCCCGCTGCGCTCAACGAGTTTCTCTGTAAAACACTTAACGTTTATGTCTCGGCCGAAACCGCGTGGGTTGACCGCACACATTGGGATGAATCCGTAGGGCTGACAGAAAGAGAACCCGAAGCAGTATTTATAGGTTTTGACCTAGCGGCAACACGAGATCTGAACGCTGTTTGCACGTTAAAGCGATTTGCCGAGGACGATTACGAAGCGGAATGGAAGTTCTTTCTTCCCGAGGATGGCTTTGAGTTACTACCCACTCACTATCAAGACATTTTCAGACAAGCGATCAATTCGGGGATCTTGCACATCACCGAAGGTAACGTGATGGACGATCGAGAGATTTCGGCGTATATTATTGGGCAAAGCCAGAAATACGACATAAAAGAAGTAGGCTACGACGCTTATAATGCTGCCGCTCTAGTAGCAAGACTGTACGAAGTCGGAATGCCGGTAAAGAAAGTCGGTCAAGGAATGGCGGTGCTTTCTAACCCGTCGAAGCATGTCGAGCGACTCATCTTAGGCCACAAAATCAGACACGACGGAAACCCATTCTTAGGACATCAACTGGGCAATTGCGAAGTGTTTACAGACGTTCAAGGCAATATCAAAGTCAAGAAAGCCGGTGTGGACCGTCACGCTAAGGTCGACGGGATTATTGCCTTGATTATTGCGATGCACTGTAGTCTAGACAATCCGATGCCGTCTGAATCGTACGGATTCAGAGTCTTTTGAGGATAAAAATGGGCTTATTCGACGTATTCAAGCGTAAAACAGACAAAAAAGAGTCGAATTCGCTCTTTGGCAACACTGTTTTAGGCAACAACGTCATGCTCCGCGGTAAGGGGCAGGGCTACGGATCTAACCAATTACTCTACGTTACGACCTCTGCGGTTAACGAAGCAGGTCGAACTGTCGATATAACGACACTTGCTAGAAACTCGACTGTGATGGCTTGCGTAGGGGCAAAAGCTCGATCTCTTGCTCAACTGCCCGTCAAAATCATGTCTAAGCAGGCTGACGGCACATTTGTAGACACACAGACCGATCCGAGCGTCCCAGAGCGCGAAAAGAGCCGAGCTGCAAGCGTTCTTAACCTTCTTTCCAGTCCTAACAACTTCCAAAGCCAATACGAGTTTTGGTATCAGTTCACGATGTGGCATGAGCTGGCCGGTGAGACTTTCGTATTACTCTGGAGGAAAGACGCGCAAGAGCCGACGCAGATTCCGCTCGAGATGTATGTTCTTGACTCGACGCTAATCGTGCCGAGGATCTCAGAGACGCGTTATCCGTTTTACACGCTTACAAGTTCGTCCTACGGCTTCAACAAAGACGAGCCGCTCAAGTATTTTCAGGTGATGCACACGAAGTCTGAGCCGTGGCAAGGCTCTAGTTCGTTTAACCGGTTGCAAGCTGTCGAGTTGGTTTCCTTAGATCAGGATATTGATCTCTACTCCAACTTCATTATGTTGAACGGCGCAAAACCCTCTGGTTTGTTCCGCACCGAGCAAGTCATCCCTGACTCAAAGTTCAAAGAGATTGCCAGCAGGCTAAAAGAAGCGTGGACGAACATGCTTAACAGCCAGCCCTCGGATCAGAGCAAGCCGGGGCAGTCTATGTTGTTAGATCAGGGCATGACCTACGAAGCAATCAAGCCTCTGACGCTTCAGGATGTGGATGCTAGAGAGCTTAAGAAACAAACAATGACGCGAATCTGTGGATTGTTTGGTGTACCTCCCGCGATGATCGGAGTCGGCGAGTCAAAGTACAACAACACGCAAACGATGCTCGATGAGTTCTACAAGAGCACGATGATGCCGTTCATTACGAACGTTGAGCAGCGGTTAAAATTGTCGTTGTTGAAGGGCTATCCGAATTTACACGTTCAGTTTCAGACACAAGACTTCCTAAAGGGCGCTCCGCTAGATCAGATGAATTATGTCGTTGCAGGAGTTAAGAATGGGATTCTTACGCAGAATGAGGCCCGCGAATATCTGGGACTTAACTCTCTCGATGGTGCTGATGATCTGTTGCTTGCCGCTGGTGGCGATAGCGCTATCCCCGGTAGCTCTCCGCAAGACACTGGCGGTGGTGGAAACCTTAAAGTGGTCGGCAAAACAGGCAGAGCCGGAAATGCTTAAGGATCTATTAGAGAAACTCAAGGCCGCGGCAGACAAGAGGAAGCCAAAACCTAAGTTGGTAGATGGAATAGTTAAAAAGGAACCTATCAATGGCTAAGAACATCACTTTTTTCTACGAAGCCAAAGTCGAGCTAGGCAGGAAAGCAGACGAGGCAACGGGCGAACCCACGGGTGAAATCGAAGCCACACTAACGACGTGGGGCGCAAGAGAAGGCGCAGACGGTCGACGGTTCTTTTATACGCCAGAGGCTTTTGAGGCGTGGCACGAAATGTGGATGGAAGCAGGAAGACCTCTTCCGATGTACTTCCAACATTCAAGCGACATGATGCCTGTCGGCGAGTGGTCGAAGTTCGATATTACGGACGAAGGGATGCTCGGTAAAGGAAAGATCTTCCTGAACACCACTTCCGGGTCTGATCTTTATACGATCATGAAGGAAAGCCCGCGGATGGTTGGCGGCGTTTCTGTTGGTGCTTATGCCGATGAGTATCAAATGGTTGATGAGAATGGTGAGCCTACAGACGATCCTGACATGTTCTTTCAGATCGTCAAAGGCGGTCTAGCCGAGGTTTCTATCGTGATGCAGCCTAATAATCCGAAGGCTGAGATCAGTAGACTTGAGTATTGGATGGGAACGAAACCCAATCCGAGAACGATTGAGAAGGCTTTGCGTGATGCAGGGCTATCTCGCCGGGATGCGACCGCCGCGTCCGGTGTGTTGAAAGCCATTTTGGAACAGCGTGATGCTGTAGGTGATCAACAAACTGCCACTCAGAGTGAGTCTGATGCGGCGGAGTTGCTCAAAGCGCTCGAATACCGCGAGTTGCTGAAAGCTATTTCAACCCGTTAGGAGATTTCAAAATGTTGGAAAAAGTCATTGAAAAATTAGATGCAATCGAAGCATCTAGCGCTGCAAAACTTGCAGAAACCGCACAGGCTGTCGAGGCAAAAGTTGCCGAGGCTGTCGAGGCGCTCAAAACCGAAACCGAAGCAAAGATTGCCGCATTAGAGGCAAAAGTTGCCGCTCCTTCGATCATCCGTCCTATTCACAAGACTGTCCGTGGCGAAGCAAATCGTCGCTTTAAAGACGTTCTCAAGGAGTACATGAAGGCCGGTAACAACATCGAGCGCGAAGTCAAGATCTTTGAATCTGTCGATCAATGCGAAGCGTACATCAAGGAAGCCTCGGCTCTTACGGCTTCGGGCTACGACGTTGGTGGCCGTACCGCTTACGATCCGGTGTTCGCTGCAAAGCGTCTCGGAAACCCCTTGATGGATCTGTCGCGCATTGTTGCAACTGACGGTTCCGCATATCAATTTAGAGTCAAAACCGGCAATGCAGGTGCTCAGTGGGGCTACACCGTTCAGAATAACGGCACGCCCACAACTGAAGCCACAAGCATTTGGCAGGTGATCCTTAAGGACTTGAACGCTCAGTTCCCCATCCGTACCGCGGCACTTGATGACATCGACGGCCTCGAGGCTAACGTTGTTGACGATATGTTGATGGAGTTCCAGCAGGCAATGGCAACCTCGATGATCCAGAACAACGATCAGTCGGGAACCGGAACCTCGGTAACGACGGGTGGCGCTGATGGTCTGCGCGGTTTAGATCAGTACGCTGGCGCTAATGCAACTTACACGGGTGGCTCTTGTTCAACGGCTGCTTTCGGTACGTCGGGAACGGCAACGACCAACGGTTTGCACTCGCTTGCTACCTATGACCAGTTGACGACAAACGCCAACACGGTTGCCGCAAATAATGTGAACTACAAAGATGTGGTTAACTTTATTTACAGCCTGCCACAGCAGTATTGGACTCCCAGCGCTGCGTTCATGATCAACCCGATTTTGCTTCAAGGCATCCGCGGGTTAGTCGATCTGCAAGGCCGTCCGATCTATGTTGACGGTCTGTCGCGCACTGATGGCATCGTTGGTGAGTTGCTCGGCTTCAAGGTTGCAGTTAATAAGTACCTTGACAACCCCAGCCAGCCCACCACAGGCGCAGCAGGAACTACGTCCTACTATCCAATGTATTTTGCGGATTGGCAGCAGTTCCACACCATCGTCATGCGTCTCTCGATGGTTCTCCGTCGCTACGACCAGACGCTCCCCGGTTCGATCACGTTCTACGGCGAGACTCGTGCAGCTACTTCTGTGCGCGATCCTAACGCTGGTGTGCGTTATCGTTCGACCGGTACGGCT